ATCACGTCGTTTGCGTCCATGGTGTCAGTCAGCTCTCTGGAGCCTGGTCGCTCTAATAATGGCTTCATGCCACTAATGCCAGCGTCGGTAAAGAACTTGTCAACTTTCCTACCGCCGTATTTATTAGCGACAAACTCCTCAATCGATCTTTTTTGCTCCTCTAGTGAAGAGCCGTCCTTAACCTGCTGCTCAGATGATACTCTGATATAGCCGTAAATATTATTCACTTGTTTTCTTGGTTCAATCATGCTGCGTACTCCTCAAAAGAATCCGAAGCAGTAATTTGATCCCACTCTGGTCGTGAGATCTTGGTAAACTGCTTCCTTCCTGATAATTTAAGCCAAACCCATTTGTGGCCTATACTTCTAACTTCCATTACAACGCGGCCACATTTCCAGGCTCCCATTATCCAGTTATTAAAAACATATTTTTTATTCATAGCGTTCTCCTGGTAACTCCCACATATTCATACTCGTATTCGTCAAGATCGTATCGAGTCATTACTTCATCAATTACATGATTCTTAAATCCAAGCCTATACTTGATTACTTGGACCCAAGTCATAGCGCAATTGGTTGGTATGCCAGTTGCTAAGTGTGTAAAGTTCATAGCTGTCATAATTTCTCCTTATTATTTTTCTGGAAATAGTCTTTCTCTTAGTGCGTCGTTTTCTGTAAAAAATATCATGCCACTTTCCAAGTAGGTCCAATCAGTTTTGAACATACTGTTAAGCTCTAAATAAACTTTTTTAATAGAATCTATTTCTGCTAATATTTCGTTTTCAGATATTGAAAACTTTTTCATATACGTTTCTAAGTCCACAAGTTTTTGTTGCTTCTTAGCTTCTCTAATGAAACCAACCTTTTCAAGTATGGTCTTTATTTCTTTTGTCATAACTTCTCCTTTTTGTTATTCACGATACAATAGTAACAGATTAATAAATATTTGCAACTATTTGTAACTTATAGTATTCTTACGAAAAATTGTTATACAATATGCAATAAATAAAAAATGAGCGAAGATAAAGAAAAAAAAGTAGAGCTGCAAGAAGTGGCTCAACGCTTTCGTAAAATTTGTAATCGCATGATCGAAGATCTCGAAGATCATTTGCCATACGTTAACAATTTAATCGATAGGGATTTTCTTCTAAAAGAAATTGATGCCTTAAATGAACTGGTTGATAATTCTAATGAAGAAGCTGAAATATTAATAAAAGAATATTATAGGAGGAGAGATGAAGATAAATCTTGAGCACGGCCAACGCGTGAAGTTGTTGGGACATGCCATATTCGGATATTTTTATGGCTATAACGAAGAGGGTAAAGCAAGGTTCTTGGATGAAGAAACCAACCAGGTGACTTTTGTTGATGAAGAAGATTTGGAGGAAACTTATGAAAGAAACTACTAAACATATTTATGTACCTAGTTTTGAAGAGTGGTTCCATGTTAATTCGAGGGGTTATAGAGATAGGGGGGAAGAACCTTATGTCTTAGATAAAGCTAAAGAGGTTTATGATTCTTTAATAAATTCTGAATTTAGTTTCCCTTATTGGAATGACGAAGAAAAAAATAAATGCTAAAGATTATTCTTTTGCGGACGGTCTTTACACCGTTATGAAGTCTTTTATGCCCGAGGATTCAGTCGAACAACTAGAAAAACATTGGTTGCAAAATGTAAAACCACTGAAAATGTTGAAAGATATGAATCCCAGGCTTTTCGATCTTTTAATTCAAGATTTTGCTGACAGAAAGAAAGAAATTTTAGGCAAAGACACTAAGAGTTAAATATATCTATATCGTTTAGCGAAATAGGTTTTAGAACCGGTCCACCAAACGCAAAGCTAGGTAAGCCCTCTTCTAAGATTTTCTCTCTCATTTCTGGAGTTATGCGGATGGTGTTAACATTTAAGGTCTCTTCCATATTGTTTATAATTTCGTCAATATCCTTAAGTCCATACTTTTGATCGAAATTATCAAAATTTCGTTTTAAATAACCTACAGCATACGCTTCGCCATCTCTTGCATCTTGTAACATAGAACGCTCAGATTGTAAGGGTCCGTAAGTATCAAGCTCATCTAGTTTTGTTTTTTCAAACTTACCGCCGTATTTATTTGCTAACTTTTTCATGGCTGAAGGAATTTTCTTATCGTATAAGGTTTCATAAAACCTGCTGTACTGATCGGTATATCTTAATCCTATAGGCAACGAGCTTGATACGGAAATAGCATCATCACCTTTTCTAACAGCCTCATCTAATAACTGTTTTAGTGACATAACATACCAGTCGTCTTTGAAAGGATAGTTGGGTATTGGACCTTCATCAATGAGTGGCCTAATTGTGTCAACAAATTTATCAATTTTTTGTCTGTCGCCACCTAATTCAATTAAAAGTTTTTTGCCAACAGGCAGATTAGGATCTAGTGATTCGGTTGTTCTTTTGCCCGATATCTGATCGGAAGTTATCTTAAACATATCTTTTCTTTTAGTCGCGTCTGCATTAGCATACATACGAAAATTACCTAAACTAAAAAATCCGTCTATATCTCCTTCTCTAGGATATGCCAATCCGGGCTCCCCATCAGCAGCATGTCTTACAAAAGTAAAAGAAGTGCCATCGAGTATAGGATCTATTTCTTGTTTTATTTTATATAGCTCTGCATCTGACAACCTATAACCAACACTTGAACCTTTAGTATGCAAGTCAGATTGCAGTTCATCGACATGCAAGGTTTGTTTGCCGTCGGCTAGTTTTCGATTACGAACCAGTGCGTGAGCTATTTGATTGTCTTCGCTAAAATGGTCCACTACGTCGTGACGCACAGGAGCGTTATCCCAAGTAAACACAACTTCGCGGTAGTTATCTCCGCCAGGCAATGTTTCATCTATATAGGTTTTGTATCTAGCAGCTCCCTCTGAGGTATTTCGGAACCCAATATTTTCAAGTTCATTTTGTATTTGTATTTGCGCCTCCGCTCTACTCATTGGTGGATCTAATTTATTAGTTATGTCTTCACCATTACTGTAAATAAGATACCCCTCGGTATCATTACCGTAGGCAAAAATATTTTGTTCGGTTATCGCAGGATCACCTTTTGGTGTAATCATTTCAAAAGGATTTTTTCTATAGACATCTGCTGCATAGGCATCAATCAATTTATTGTATTCGTCAGAAGTAATATTGCCTTGTTTCACAAAGTCTTCTAATTCATCAATATCATTAAAAGGTATTCTGCGTGTGGTTGTTCTACCATTAACGTATCTTACAAATTCGTCTTGCGAGAAATCATCACGCATTTGTAATCTTTCTTTTTCCATTAAAACTTGTTCGTCTACTGCTGGCTTCCCAGAAATGGGATCACGTTCTGGCATGTTAACATCAAATTTCAAGAAAGTACCTTCGTCTCCATAAACAGCTTTACCAACCTTTACTTTATTAGCACTAACGCCCTCAAGCACCTCACTAATAGTTGCTTTCGGATTATTAGCTACAAACTCATCTACACCAAGATATTCCAACTCTTTGGGTTTGACGCCCTTGTTGGCATTTGCAGATAACCACTCAGTAATCTGTTTGCCTTTTAAATTTGGTGGTGCACTTTTGATTAGAGCCTCTAAAGATGGAGACAGAAAACCATCGTCATCTTTTGCGTATTTAAGTATCGTCTCTTTTGCTGATTCTTTTACAGCTTGTGATTCACTAAGACCAGCGATTCCTTTATCTTTTGTTTTTTTAGCAGCTTCCTCAGCGGCTGTTCTAGCTGCGGCCTTAACTGGTGCGCCTATAACAGCTCCTCCGGGTATTAAGTCTAAAAGACTAAGGCCTTGTCCTAGTCGATCTTTACGCTCCGCGGCTAAATCATAGGAAAAACCTGGTAAGAACTCGCCTATACCCCCTTGCTGATAAGGGTCCACCAAGCGTAAAAGTTTGCCAGACATTTTTCGAGCTTGATAGGGATCCTCTAAAGATGAAAGGAAGCCCCCCAGATAGTCATCACCAAAAGAACCTATACCTTGCAAGATATTAGCAAAGCCTTCTACTCTTTGTTCTGCACCAGTTGGCACATAGGGTACAATTTTTTGTCCTCCAGCATCAGCCTCATACTTATCTGCAATCATTTCATTTATCTTTTGCGGTTTATACCCCGCATCTAATAAATTTTGTACACCCTCTGGTGAAAAGTCTTGCTCGAATATATCAACATTTTTAGTTGGTGAATTTAATTCGACGTTTTGTGGAGATTTTTGTTCCATAGCTCATTATACTAACGAAAAGGCGGGCCCGTAAACCATGTAACGACCACATAACGGTCGCCTTGCGTCACAGGTTTAACTCTGTGCGACAAAAATGAGCTAAATAACACCACTTCACCAATCTTCGGACGCGTGCAACTTTCTTTTTCGCTGGAACGGAAGCAAATTTCGCCGCCTTCATATTCTTCATTGAGCAAAAGACTCATGCTGATCTTGCGTGTTGCAGCTGTACCCTCGGGTCCTATGTCTAAATGGTAGTCGTAACCATTAGAGGGAGCTTTGTAGTGAATTATCTGCGCTTTTTCTATGCCTTTGATGTCGTATTTGAAGTATTTGTTGGCTGAAAAAGCTATTTTATTAAGTATTTGATACAAACGTGTCTGTTTTTCATCGATGTAGTAGATCGTAGCATCCCGTATTTCTTTTTCTTCAACCTCACTACCCTTATCGTGCACTTGAGCAGACGTGCCCTTGGCGTCAACCAAATAATCTAAAAAAAGATCTACATCTGCCTGGCTGACAGACAGACCAGTTACGCCGTGGTTAGGTAGTATATCAGTCTTCGTCGGCATAATAATTTAAAGACAACTCTTCCCCTGGTTGAATTTTTTTTATGGTGTAAAGATTAAAGATCCTATAGTCGTCCCAATCCATCTTTTCAATTAAACAGCAGTTTGGGTCCTCGGTGTGGTTTACAAAACCACCGAGAGGTGTTCGCACATAGCCTTGAATTATTGGGATTTTAATGTGAGTCATACCTAAATCTTGGCCTGCTTCAATTTTTTCTTTTGCAAAAACACCAGACCCTTCAATATCACTTTCGCGGACTTCTAGGTTTTCGGGTAACGGCTTATAGTAAAACTTATTAAACTTATATGTCATTTTTTTTTATCGAAGTTTCTTTTAGGCGTCGTTTTTTTTCGTCAACCATAACTGTTGTTATCCAAACTAACCAGCCCATAAAAATGGTGAGCAGGAGTCCCGCAAAAAAAATAACACATTTATGCATGTTGTAAGAAGTTTCTCAAAATTTGCACAAAATTGCAAATTGTTTGCGATGAGTTTTTCACATGATTTAGTGTGGCAAACTCAGTAATATACACATATGTATGCGTCGCGTCATATATGGGGTGATACCCCAAAACCAAATATAGATCTAGGCAAAAAACCGGTTCTAAGGGACTCCAATTTGTCCCGCGTTACTGTTGTGCTCACAAGTTGCACATAGTTGCATAAAGGAATAACAGTTTGCATACGCTAAGACCCTTATAAATAAAGGCTTTGCGACTGCTCAATATTTTTTTTTGATTTTTTTTCGCCTACAGCGGGCGCCGGCCATTTTGAAGTTTATTTGACTATTTATCTTTAGGTGAGTAGCCAGAAGAATTAGCACCTAACAACTGTCCTAACCTTTCCTTGATTTGTTCTCTCGACATCTTCTCTAGGTTAGCGTTGATGTTAATGTTCTGCGATCTATTGATGGACAAACCAGCAAGTTGATTGAGTTCTTTGATAGCACTGACAGCAGCATTGAACTGCCCACTCTCGTATGCACTCTCCATAACTTTCCATAACATCGTGCCAGTCTTTTGTGGTGTGATGGCATACTTCTCGGCAAGCTCATCTTGTTTAATGCGAATGGCCTTAACCACGTTTGGATAATCCTTACCATTCAACAATTTGTTAGCGGACTGACTGGGAAACTCATAACCAGCTTTTCTGGCTGCTTCGGTCATACCGCAAGCACCTTCGGTGTAATGCCAAACAAAGCTCGCTTGCATCTCAGTTAAGTTGTGTTCTTGATCCTTATCAAACTGCAAGGGCGCATCGACTATGGGTTTCTTCTTTATTCTTTTTGGCATTTACCAATCCTCACAATTTTTACAAACATCTTGATGCATTACTTTATATTTTACCTGTGTTGTTCTATAAAAATCTAATCTGTATTCATTACCACACTCACTGCACTTTTTGGTTTTAGTTTTTTTCTGAAAAATCCTCTCGTACTCTCGATTGAAAACCTCAGAGTTGTATGGTCTTTTATTAGATCCTTTGCCTTGCCACTTGCTCATAATATTAAACAGGGTATAGAGGGTAGTGTATAACCATTTCTAAATACCCTATTTGTAACCCGTAAGAATACCATCTTATAACCACCAAATATTAATATCTTTATATATATATACACTATACACTATTAGTAGTCCAAAGCCCCATAAACAAAGGATTTCTGCATACCCTTTACTATACCCTTTACTGTACCCTTTCTTTATAAACCTTTGCATATATGTATTAATCATTATTAATTATTATATATATCATAAACCCAAGTATGCTCAAAGCAAGTAAGCCAAACAGTGTACCTAACACTCCAAGCACCAGATCAATCATTAAAACAGACCTCGTTGTTTATGCGCTGCTTCCACTCTGGCACAGGCTATCTCAAAGTATTCCTCGTCCACTTCTACACCCACAAACTTGTAGCCAGACATAACCGCCGCCTTACCTGTGCTTCCACTACCCATAAATGGATCAAGCACAACTCCACCTTTCGGTGTGACCAGGCGACACAAATAACGCATCAACTCCGTTGGCTTTACTGTTGGGTGAACGTTTTTACGCAAAGCAGAGTTGGCGCCAAATTTTCTAGCTGTTTCACTATTGCTTCTAATATTACCATCGGTGGTCTGCGCCTCCACAAAGTTTTCCAACCCCTCATCTCTATCTTGCTTACTTGCTTTCGCACAATAGAAATAGCGTGATTTATCACCGAATACATCTTGCACCACCTCAGATCCATCGTGCATGACATTGGCTGGAAATCTTCCTACAGCTGTAACTTCTATATCTTTAGGTTGCCAATTATCATCTCGAAATGTACCAGCCCCTTGTGGCTTGTTAGCTGACATACCCTTGTAAGTTCTTTCCTCATTACCAACCCTACATTCATCAATATTGATACCACCTACACCATGCTCTAACACATTCTTTGCCACGCTACCTTTAAATGGTTTCCTTGCCATAACAATAGGTTCATGTGCTGGTTTGAGTGCTGTACCCCAACCCTCCCATCTTTTTGCTTCAGGTGTTACAGCATCATTACTCAACTTATCAAAGGTAGTGTGTGTTCTGTTTTGAGTTCCATGATCAACATTTGATTTTGTATAGCCCATTCCTTCTATTTTGCCAACAACCCTTCTTTTTACCCCAGCATACTTATCTAAAGCCTTACCTATATTGTGCGACTTGGGAAAGCCACTACCATATAACCACATAAGTTGATCTCGTATCTCAAAGCCTGCGTCCTCAATCGGTATGGCACCTCGATGATAAGTGCGCGAGCCAAAGAATGATAGAAGATGTGCACCAGGCTTCAATACGTCATGGACTTGCGTCCAAATATCTGTTCCAGGTACATCGTAATCCCAAGCCTTACCCATAAACGATAGGCCATATGGCGGATCAGTAACGCAAGCGTCTATGTCTTTCAGCAAAGGTAAGACATCTTTACAATCAGCACAATACAATGTTGCGTCGCCTATTTTTTTTGTTTGTTTAATCATTCCAACTGCTATAACTTGAGGTGCTAGTGCTCTCTTCTTCCACAGGCGTGTAGTCTAAATCATAGATCTTTTTGCCATTAGACCTGCGAGGCTCGATGCCCCTTTCGTGTAAGACACGACTTGCTTCTTTGAAGTCTGGCATCCTCGGGGATTTAATCCCCAAATCTCGCAAGAGCTTAGTCATTTGCACAGGCTTGGTCTGTTCGCTGGTGAAGCTCACATGCTCCAAGATCAAATCCTCTACACTAGACTGTGTACGATACTGCTCATTGCTATCTTGCAAGAGCTCACGCTCATCTGGCGAGAGAAACCAATTCTTTTGTCCAGCCACATACATAGTCTCTTTGACCTGGGCCCAGAGCTGTTGCATGTTGACACCGTGATTGACATCTATATCTTTCACTGCGAGTACCCAGAATCTTCGATTGCCCGACGTGTCCGTCAAGAACTCGCGGGCATTGACACTAGCATAAAACGCCGTGCGGCGCTGATAGGTCGTAAAGGCGCGGTCGTAGGGCAGCCTCAGTTCATCCGTCTTCGACGTTACAAACGCTTTCAGCTGGTCAATGTCGGACTTCTTAAAGGTTGACTCGATCTCGCCTAACTCTACAATCCAATGACTAACCGCTCTCTTAACAGAGTCCTTGTCAGAAGGGTTAAGCGTTGCACCCTCTAAGAGCCAGCCCTTATTGTAATCACATAGGCGCTTGAACCATAAGGTCTTACCGAGCCCTTGAGCACCTTGCAGCACGAGTATGCCTTCGAGTTCAACGCCATTCTTTTCATAGGCAGCAGCCACACAAGAGATTAACCATTTCTTGAGTAACATCTCTTTCAGCTGCGCGGACTCCTCTGTAGTCAGCGAGGCAAAGAAAGCAGGCAGTCGATCCTGTCCGTCCCAAGGCTCACTGTCAATCCATTCTTTGACCGGGTTGTACTCACGCGCTAGGATCTTAAGATAATCGCGCACCTTGGTATGAGGTATGCCCATATTAATACAACGGTTCTCTACTTCAATCAGACTGGCTTCTTCATGCATGTCAGCAATAAAGGTTGTGTCTGGTATATCAATCTCCATCTTCTTCTTAATGACGTTATAGCGCACATCGATGCTATGGGTTTGCATGACCCCTTTAATATTATCTTTGGTGTTCAAGAAGCGTCCGCTTGCACTACGATGGAAATCGTACTCCACCGGAACATCGACATTCTGTAAGACCACCTCACCTTCCAGGACTTCAACTTCGTTCTTATGGTCGTTGTAGTCGCCTTTTGTTTCGGGCATTTGTATCTCAGCATAGCCACCTTGTTTCTTAATGTAAGCCGCAGCTTTCTGTGCTTCCTTCTCTCCTGTTTTACTATCATCGTTATCTGCAACAAAAATGTGTTTATGTTTAGGAAAATACTTGTACATAACCTCTGCTACTTTAATAAGGTTGAAAGCATCAAAGGCGACGACGACCGGCTGTGAGCGATCAGCGTAGATAGATGCGGCAGTGGCATAGCCTTCGGCATAATTTAAGCTATCGCTTGTCTCAAATATCTCTCTGCCGAGTAGAAAAAAGCTACCGCTTTTTTTAGAACCAGTGAGGAAACGCTTGGAGCCATCGGCAGCAATATACTGTAGACCAACGATCGAACCTTGCTTATCTTTCAGCGGGATCACTAAGTTGTCGTGCTTGTCTGTGCGTAGACCATAAGACAAAACTTGTTTCTTTTCTAAGTAAGGATGCTTCTCTACCTCACGACATTGCTCCCAAATCGACTGCGAACGCTGTGCAGCCTGCGAATACTTTTCTGCGGATTTAACTTCGGCTTGTCTTCTGAGTTCTTCAATCTCCGCCTTTTGTTCTTTGGTCAGACGAAACTTCTTACTGTTTTCTGGTTTCCAGATCGCTGTCGGTTGGTCCGTGCTGATACGGTAGTCACCGATACGGCCAAAAGGTGTTGTTTGGTCAAGCCAGGCTTGATACCAACCGACTAGCTTTCTTTGGTTACCAATGTTGATGTACGCTCGACCTACTGAGCCATCGGTAACCAAACCCTTTTTAGGGTCGGGTTCATAGCCATTGCTAGCTAAGAAATCTCTAAACTGTGATACATAATCTTGGGTAAATGGTGCGTTGAAGTTTTTGTTAGGTCCTTTTATTTTTAATGACATCAATCATCCTTTTTAAATTAGTTCTTTACATTTTGTTGTAAGTAGTTATAGAATAATATCCAAGTTTATTAAATTTTGCAAACACATTATGAGGAGAAATATATATGAGCTTAACAATTAGTGGCGAAGGCGGCGGCGGAGATCTACCAAATTTAGAACCTGGTATATATCAAGGCACCTGCTATAGCATCGTAGATCTGGGAACAACAGATCAAGAATACAAAGGCGTAACCAGTAAAAAAACCAGAGTGCATTTGTGCTTTGAAATTACACACGCATTAGACCCAGAAAATAATTCTGTAACCATGGACGACGGCAGACCATTTGCTGTTTTTAAAACTTACACTGCATCTTTATTTGAAGCAGCAGCTTTGCGTAAAGATCTTGAAAGTTGGCGAGGCAAAAGTTTTACTGAGGAGGAACTCAAAGGTTTTGACATATCAAAACTATTGGGTTGCACAGCTAGAATAGAAGTTGGTCATACAGCACCAACAGAGTTTTCATCTGGTGGTAAACCGAAAATCTTAGCTTTGCGTGAACCAAGAGAGGGTGTAACTAAAGTAGACACAATCAATGACGCTGTGTTGTTTGACTTAGATGTTTACTTAGATGATTTCCGAGGTAAGCAAAGCCCAGAGTCAAAAGCTATGTGTGACATCTTTGAATCTCTACCTACATGGCAACAAGGTGATATTGAAAAAAGTTATGAGTACGAAACTGTTAATGCTGCACAAAGCCCCGACTCTGGTGCTATGGCAGAGGAAGTCAGTAACCTTACAGAAGAAGCTGCCAAGGAAATGAACGACGACAGTTTCGACGAAAAGAACATACCTTTTTAGAGTTTACGGTGGACGATCTTAACCAAAAAATCTCCGATACTAATCCCATAAATGAAGAGAGGGTCGTTCACCACCCTAATATGTATCACGAAAAAGCAGAACAAATAGCAAGACTTTTAGACACTAAGGGTGCAGATTATCACGACCCGGTTTCATTTTTTGTGCAACTATCACATAGCTGGAGTGGTATGCTTGGTGTAGCTTTAACTCCATCACAATGTTGTGCCATGATGATTGCCTTCAAGTCTTGTCGTATCGTTAACAATCCAGACCACGAAGATACTGCTGACGATTTAGTTGGTTACTCTTTAATAATGTCTGAGTTAGTAAAACTAGAAGAGGACGAGCAAGGATGGAAAACCAAGTAGAATACGAAGTCTTTTCTCTTCCCGCAGCAGTAATGCTGCAACACAGATTACCCTCCAAGGTAGTGACGTCGCTTAACGAGTATCTTGACTCTTTAAGATCTAATGAATTGCGTGAGTCTGCATCTGACACTTTGGTTGGTCAGATACATCAAGGTGAGCAATTAAAAATGAATTTTAAAGATCAAGAGTTAGCTACTTTTGTTAATATTGTTGAGCACTTGGGCATGGCTTATCTAAAACATTTTGTCGAGCTAACCAAATCTCCTCTTAGGCCGAAAAAAATAAGTATAGATAAGCTATGGTCAGTTCACAGTTTTGAGGGTGATTACAATCCCATACATGACCATCTCACAGAATCTAACATGGGCATATCTTTTACTACTTGGACCATGGTGCCCGAACAAATACATAAACCAGACGAAGAAGCAGAACGGAGATATGAACTTTATAATAGCTCTGGTGCTATCGATGGGTTTATCAATTTTACTTATGGGCTTAATCAAGTCGGGGACCCAGAGCGTTTAAGACCACCACAATCACGTTATGTCAAACCAGAGCCAGGTAAACTTTTATTGTTTCCATCTTGGATGCAACACTGTGTTTATCCTTTTTTTGGTGATGGCGAACGCAGAACAGTAGCAGGTAATTTGAATTGTTTTAACTTAACAGAAAGCGAAATAGAGGAGATAAAGAAAAATGAAAGAGTTTAAAGTAGGCATATATGAGGACATACCCTATGAGGAGTATGCAGAAATACCAGCATTTAGGTCTCACGATCTAACCTCGGTCATTAAATGCCCTTACAGCTGGAAGAATAAGAAAGATACGGTGCAAACACCGGCTCTACTTGAGGGTAGAGTGCAACATACTGTGTTTTTAGAACATCATAAGTTTGGTGAAGAATTTGTAATACAACCAAAAATAGATCGTAGAACAAAGACTGGCAAAGAAGAATATGAAAACTTTATGAACACCATAGGCAACAGAACAGCAATAACTCAAGAGTTGTACGATACTTGCATGGAGCGCCGAACAGTGGTCAAAGACTATATTCCAAAAGAAACCGACAAAGTAGAACATACTTTGGTTTTTGAGTGGCATGGTCATCCTTTTAAATGTCGTATGGACTGGTATGACAATGAATATGTCTGGGATCTTAAAACATGCCGTGACGCTTCACCTCGTGGCTTTAGAAACGCCATTAATAGTTTCAACTATCACATGCAAGCAGCACTTTATGTCGATGCTTGTAGAGAGTTAGGCTTGACCGCTAAGGGTTTTAATTTTTTAGCCCAAGAAAAACAAGACCCGTACCCTTATGTTATTTATACTCTATCGGATGAAGCCTTGGTATATGCTCGTAAAAGAAATGAGCAAGCGTTGGATTTATTACTTAGATGTAAAGACAAGGACGACTTCAAACCCTACAATGTGGAAGGAATCCAAACTGTAGAGTTATCAGATTTGTATTAAAAAAAGGTGGCTAATGCCACCTTCTTTCTTTGCTTTCTCCTTATCCTTCAAATTTCCAACCCAAAACTTTGCAAAGTTTTTCATAAGATTCTCGTCCACTTGATGACATTCTTTGATGCTCCCAACCCAAGTCATCTACCAAGTTTTTTATTTCTTCTAAATCTTTGAAAAATTTGTTTATTTGTTTTAAATCTTTATTTTTTGTAGTCATTTCAACCTCCTTATTTTTGTTATTAATTAAAATTCCCACATAGTTATAATGCCATAAGTTGCAACTATTTGCAACTATTTACACACAATAATAACAGTTATTTTAGAGGTAATTTTCGTAAAGATTTATGACTCTTTGACGATCGTGTAGCCAAAAAACCAACAGGTATCTGTCACCACTTTCGACTGGCAGGCCCTTATGTAGATTGATGAAACTCGGGAAGATTAGCGCATGACCCGTTGGTAACGGACTTATTTCGCCATAGTTGTGAAAAGCGGTTCCACCACCCTTATACTTACCAGTATTAAGCGGCACAACCACCGAAATATCAGCGCTTTCGTCATGGTGCCAAGCACCTTGTTTTTTATCTTTTAAATTATAGTTAGCTATTTGTATCGTTGATGGATCCTTACAATCTCTTTGCCATATTGCATTGAACATAGGATTAAGCACGCTTTGCACCACAAACCACATGCTCCGATATAGCTCTGGGACATGTTCACGCAAAACAATTTCTGGTATTTGACGCAGCTGGTCCTCATCCTCGTTGGCCTCGAATGGTATTTCTTTTTTCATGTGTTGTATTTCCTTAACTAATAAAGAACAAAACTTGCGACGAAACAAAGGCACCCGGTATATCTCTGGATGTATTTTTTTTATAACCTTATGTATCGGTGTTTTACCCATGTCTTCCATGCCCTGTTTGCCTTTAAACTTTACTATGTGCGGCAAAGTGTTCTGGACAGCTTGATATGTAGTGTGGTTAATCATCCAATGCGACTGCATGCTTAGTAGGTAATTTTTCAGTTGATACATGGTTTTTAGTATATCAGATAAATTTACATATTTATTTGTATAATTGTGCTAAAAGTTATAAAATTAACAAAATGAATTTAGACACAAACAATATGGAACATAAAAAAGAAGGAAAAGAAATAAGAAAAAGTTTAGCTGTTGATCCTGCTACTTATAATCTTTTGCAATCAATTTGTGAAATGGAACATAGATCTAAAATAGATCAACTTAAAGTTTTGATTCAAAAAGAACACAAAAGACTTGTAAGCGCAACTGAAAGTGAAATTATTTAAGCGTATCATGTCTAAGCAAGACAAACCAAAACCACAATCTTACAAACCAGTTTTAGAGGCACAAGAGGTTATTGACGTATTTAGTAGATTAACCTTACACCAACAAGCTGCTCTTATGAGGCTTATATCCCGTAACCTAGAAATCGTTATCGGTGAAGATAGTCATATGGGCTATGATTTCGATTACGAAGTCGTAGGCGCGATAATACGAGCTTCTGAGCAAGACTAAACTTTTTTCTTCCTTGCTGTTTTTGTTCTAGCAAAAGACCTGTTCTTGCTTTTTGCCATCGATCTTAAATTACCATTTTTATTGTTCATAGGATTGCCGTCTCTATGATGTATATCTTTGCCATCACCAAGACGAGCTTTTCCCGCTTTGATAGCTAATCGTCTAGCCTTGTTTCTTGAGGATCTTCTTTTTATTTGTTCTGGACGAGAGTGATAGTTTGCATATTCTTTGGCGTAGTTACGAGCCATAGTTAAGCTAGAGAACCAATACCGCCTGTTTGTTGGCGCATAGCTATTTCTCTGTCAGCCTCATCTGGTAAAATACTTGGAGACATTACAACCTCTGGATCGCTGACTTCTGGTGGAGAAAATTCGACAACCTGTTCCGCCAATTCTATATCTGGTAACAGCTGACCAGCAACCTCTGCATTAGTTACCTCTCTAAATGCTTGTTCATTAGGAGCGGCTGTTGTTGCTGGTGGTACATTTTCTGCATTTTGATCTTCAATAGGCTCTATGGTGTCATGCTGTAACCCTTCTGTAACTGCTCTAATCTCATCTCTAATTTCGGGGTTTAATTCATAAATTGTGTATAGCCTCCTAACATGTTGCCCAAAACTGTTTGGATTGTAAGCTGCTATTTCTATACCTTCCGTTAACCACTTAACGTAATCTGAATTTGTGAATAGTTTTGCTCCACCGTAAGGCATAAGCAAAGCACTTAAACCAAACTCAAAACCCTCTGATCCAGGTATCGCTCCAAGAGCATCTGCTCCAGCAGTAAAATAAGACGCAGTGGTTAATATTCTTGCGGTTCCACTTGGATTAGCCATTTTTTCAGCAGACTTCCCAACTTTGTCTATAACACTCACAAGATTATCTAACTCTGGAATTAGTTTTTCGTGCTCTGTTCCTTTAAATAGCGCTTCTTTTGCCTCTTTGCTTAATCTGTTCCAGTTAGTAATAAATGTTTTCGGAGAGAAGCCTTGTTCTGCAATGTATTCAGACCCCTGTTTTACTATACCCTCTGCTCCTAATTCAGCAGCAGAGCTAATACCTGGAGTTGGCACACCCATTTTGCCCAAGATATAACCAGACATAACATTAAACTCATCGGGTTCTAAGACAGTTTTCAATTTGAGTAAACTTTCTCCTCCATCTTGAGCACCACTTAAAACATATTTTAATGCTTTGTTAGCCTCAACTTCGCCTTTGGCAAGAATGTTGTCAATATATGTCATACCGCCTTGTTTGCTAGTGTTTTCCCTCACAAATTCATTGGCTTGTCTATATAAAGTGCCTGCTCTTGGACTAGGTGAGTTTGCAACAAGCGCGTCAAGATCTTTCGTTATATAACCATATAGTTCTTTCATTTTTACGCCGTTTGAGTCAAGCCTGCCACCTGCTGCTGTAGCAGATGATAAGTTCTCGCGCAGAAAACTTCTAAACTGTTTTAAGTTGTTATAAGTTAAAACACCAGCATCAGCGTCTGCCATTACCTTAGCAGCCAATTCCATAACTGGCCCTAAAGTTTTTTGTCCTACCTCTGTTTTCGATGCGGCTAAGTATTTGTTGATGAATTCTTTTGTGTTATCTGCTGGTGAAGAGAGGTTTGATGGCATAAACTCATCAACTTGACTGTATAAAGCTGACACTTTGTTGTTATAAACCTGTCTAGCTCTTCTTGCACTATCCATCAACTCTGTAGCAGCCTCGTCTGTTGTTCTCACACCGCCGTAACGCGCTGCTAAATCTTTTGCATAATTGTCAATTTGATTAACAGTTTGCCTTGAGTTGTTATACATGATTTTGGTTGAAGCGGGCATACCAGCAAGAGTTTCTTCAATTAATAATAATGATGGATTATCTGTTACTTGTCCTGCCGTTGGGTTGGTAATGCCTAGAGACTCAAACGCTTTTGCGTTTTCTTTTGCTGTTTTAGAAGTGCCTCCAGAAATATATCTAATTGGCTGTCCAGCTATATATTTTATACCTTGAAAAGTTTTGCTGATTACCGGACCCGCCGCAGCATTAAAAACAGCAGTGGTTGTAAAATCCGTACCACGCTGTCCTAACGATCTAGTATCAATGGTATCTCCAAAAATATCAGCAATACCAATGTATAGTTCTCTGGCTGAAGCACTACCTAAACCCTCACCAACTATTGCACCGGTAACTGGATTTACTACTCCACCAGTAAAGGGAGATGCATAAGTACCGCCGATACCTCCACCTACGAAACCACCGATCGAGCCAACTGTTTCTGCTACCTCTGGACCTGCATCTAAAAAAATATCTCTAAGAGTTGGTATAGGTATGCCTATAAATTTTGGGTTAAATTCATCGAACAGAGTAAGTTTTCCTGTATCTGGGTTAGTAAAAATATAATTACCACGGCCGTACTCTTGTGCTCCCAGATCGGGATCTAAAATTTCTACTGGCATCGCGTCTGGATAAAATTGTTGTAGGGTAGCTAATTTATCTCCCGGTGATTGAGCGGCACCCACGGCATATCGCACATTTGCTGGAGCCCCAGTGGTTTGATCTAAATTGTCTTTAAGTTTTTGTAGAGCAATTCTTTCAATCATTATATCTTCCATGCTCATGCCACTTCCAATATCAAGATCATCTAGGTTTGACAACATAGAAAGCAAAACGTCGTTCTCTAAATTTTCAAATCCGCTATTTCTATCACTCATCTAGTAAAC